CCCTTTATCAACTTATTGACCTGGGGAAACCCTAGATCGTATAAGACAATTTTAGAACAGTGCAGCTCAGATATGTCTGGTCTATCCTCACCAGTCCCAATTACTACTGGCCACAGACCGTGTTCCATGTGGAACTTTTGCAGCAGGACAGTGTAGTTTTTCCCGCCCCAGTTTTTGGCCGCCCAAAAAGATTCCGAATGCGAATATCCAACGTGTACAACAAAGTACCTCCTAGGAAGATCAACGTTTTCAACTTCAGCTTCATGGGGGTAGGGGACTAACTCATTCTCTGGGTCACAGCCAATTTCCCAGACAGCTTCATTGTTCACAACAACCTCATGCTGTTTAGCAAACTTAGCTTGATCAACCTCAACTGCTACCCCACTTTTACTAGCTAGCCAATCAAACCGACCATCAGCCAGAAGTTTAATGGTCACATCGTAAGACACCCCAAAATCAGGGCAATCAACGTAAATATTATCGAGCCCAAGTGACTTGGCCATGTCAAAGAATATACTAGACGCCCTGTAGTAGGTGTATAGGTCGATCCTGGAGTTTCTGTACTTCTTGCGAACAGAAGCTATAGCAGGCATTGCCATGATGTTATTCCCAAGTCCAGACGTAATGATAATAGCAATCCTTGACACCTGTTTCGGCATTTCTTCTACATGATCACTAAAAAGATTTCGGGGGGCCTGTCGCTTGGCAGACTGAACCGGAATGCTCCTTTTAGGCTTGGTTTTGGCCTGCTTTGGATTTCGCAGAAATCTGGTTTGCATAAACAACAGACTTAATTACACGAGATAACCGCTCGGCTGTTATGCGGTAATTATAGTTATTTCTTACATAGTGACCAGTAGCCCTTGCCATCGTCTTATAGTGCGTAAAGTCCTTACGCCAATTATCAACCATCTGGCGCATTTTATTGGCCAGGTCATTGACGTCCGGTTTGGCAAAACAACCCAAGTCCATTTTTTGGAACTCCTCACGGCTGTACCTTGCTCTGTGATAAGTATGCTTGACTGATGTGAAGTAGCGATCATCAAACCACTCAGAGTGACCATGAGCATCAGTCGCAATCACCCGGCGGTCACAGGCCGCGGCTTCAAGTGGGGGCAGGCCAAACCCTTCACCCTGTGAGGGGAACACAAAGCAATCACATTTCTCTATCAGCTTAACCATTTGTTTCCAGGTATAGGGCTGATCAATTATTTCGATGTTCCTTGTTTTACTCACATCTAGGGGAAAGCGATTAGGCATGCCAGTAACCTTGTAAATCATGTATACCCTAGACATCGGATCAAACGTCTTGGTGAAAGCAGAGTGCAGTTCGAGAAACCCCTTGCGGGCATTGAATGCCGTATAGTGCAGAAATGTAAATCGTCTATAGTCTTTCTTCTGCGGCAACGGTTCATACACCTCATCATCAATCCCAAGAGGGACGACTTCAGAGACAACCCCATAACGTAAAAACACCTCCTGCAAGAAGCGAGAGGGGACAATGACTTTGTCAGCTAACCTCATCAAATCCGGCCAGTCAGGCGGTATTTTTGTACTCTCAAACATTGTGTACAGCACCTTTTTCTGGTTCTTAGGCATCTTCGCCAGGATATACGGCTGGTGGTAGACGAATGCTATATCCTGCTTATCCTTTACGAGTTGCACACCGGAGTGATTTAGGTATTTCTTTAGAGCTTCGCTAGAAGTACCAAACCCATCATACGTCCCCTGGTGGGGAGAAATATACTGTACTTTCATGAGTGTAATAATATTCTCATGCCAGCCCGCCTTTTAGTGACGAGCTGATCACGAGAATACTACTAAGTCTTGATCCAGAGACCAAAAGCGTCTCGCAGTTCTGCAACGCCGTACAGCAAGTCAAGAGTAACCATTGGGCCGAGAGCCTTGTGGTTATAAGACATTGTTGAACGGATTGAGAGACCGCTTGTTGGATCAGTAACCGTTGCTTGCTTGACACCCATGCCAGCTGGTGCGATCGGCAAAGGTCGAACAACCAGCGTCATGGCATCGCGAGCCATAGCAAGGTTATTGTAGTTTACAGGAGAAGAACCAGCCTCAACGTAAGTTGAGCTGATAATATCGAAGCCGAAGCGACGATCAGTAAAGCCATTGATCATCACCGAATCATCACCCGTTCGATCAGCAAACGAAACAGTGTCGTTATCCAACAGAGTTTCAATCGCTGTAGGGTGGGCAATCAGATACTTTCTCTCGTTTTCAGGGACTAGGTTGGTAGTCATTTTACGCTGTGCTTCTAACAACTCGCTACGAGCGAAAGCAGCAGTAGCGTCAACTGACGTCGAGAAAGAATCTGCAAGTGCCAATAGATCGGTTTCCACTTGACCTGCCAGCTTTAAGGCAGCGTCACGAGTATAACCAACCACATGATCCGGTCGAGATTCAATTTTGGCAATGCCGTCGATACCGAATGATACTTCCTTGTGCTTATCAAGAGATACAGCAACCTTGCTGTCTGCTGGTGCTTGCAATGTAATATCGGTCGCAGCAGTCTTGTCATTGACTGACAGAGCACCGCGAGTAGGGATATTAATTGTATCACCAGCTTCAGCTACTTCGTCAGCATAATCAACGTTGACAATTTTTGGGACTTGCGCAACGTCAATTAGTGTATCTAAAGCAGTCGCAGCAACGATTGTCGGGATAGAATCATCGGTACTGGTCTTCGGAATAAAACTATTTGCCATCTAAGTTGTAAACAGATTTATCCTATCTTTTCACCCTTGGCAGCTCTACGAAACAGCTCGTCAGCGTTTTTAGCAAGGTCTCCAGGCTTCTCGTAATCACTCAGGTTCAGGCCGGATTTACCCTCGCTATTAACACGAGAGCTACTTCCAACCGACGACCTTTCTTTAGAAGATAAAAGTTTACGATTCTTGACAATGTAATCAAGCTTCTCATCAGGAGACAACGATTCAGGGATAAGCGATCGCTTGTCCTCTGGTATTGCCTCAATCTCTTGATCAACCATTGCCTTAATCTTCTCTTCTAATTTTTCGGCACGTTCTGCCTTGGGCTTGGCTTTGGAATATAACTCCTCATATTCGCCTCGCTTTTTCTTGCTTTCCTCTTCGGCTTTTACGCGCTCAGCCTTGAGTGCAGCAAGTTCTTTTTCAGCTTTGCGATACTTGGCAGTTACTTCCTTCAGCCTTGATTCAGGAATTTTAGATTCTTCCTGTGAATCGCTGTCATTTTTTTGAGAGGAGCTGTCCTCTGCATTTGTCTCGTCTTTTGTGACGCTAACCTTTTTCTCGGCGGTTTTAGTCTCCGAACTCTTTGTCTCAGACATATATTAAAATTACTAACTAACTTCTTCAGCCTCCTCCGGTGTGATAACCGAATATACATGCTTACAGTTGGGATGAAACAACCCGTCACTCTCTGCTTGATCAAGTGTAGGATAACCCTTTGTCTGCCCGCTGAGTGATACCACCTTACCATCCCATGGCTGACATAACGGACAACCACCACCATGCGACGAAATCTGCACTAGATCATAGCCATTTTCCAAGGCCCTGTTCGATACAGCCGTATTATGCACCTCGGTCTGCTTGGTCCTGGCCAGCATTTCAGCGTACTTATCCAGTTGCCAGGTCTTACCACCGCGGTCTCGCAAAGCTATAACCCCACGAGCATCAAACATTCCTACAATTCCACGCTTAGCCTTCCTTAGCTCATTAGCACCAGCAATGGCCCGCCTTGCTAGGATTCGGTCAGCCTGGCTAAACATGTAAATCCCGTTGCGGCGCACTCCTTTGATACCCTCTAAAAAGTCTAGATGTATAGATTCCGCCAGATTCCTAACCGCCTGTTCATCTAGCCCTGTAAACTGTCCTCGGCCTATTCGTACACCCAACCCCTTGCTAAGCATCCCTGCTACCGCGAAAGCCGTACCTGCCTTGTATAAGTCTGGGACTTCTTCTTCAATCCATTGCCGAGTAGACTGTTCAGCATCAGATAACAAATCATTCATTTCTCGCTCTGCCCTGCTACGATCCAGGTGGTTGGTGAAATCGCTGTAAATCGCCAATATCCCAGCCATCACAGACGCATACAAAGCAGCTATACGAATGATGCTTTCCTCATTGGCAAGAGGGTTAGTAAACCTGCTTGGTGATCGACGAGCCATTATTCTTCCTCAGTCTCGCTCTCCGTACGCTCCTTTGGCATCAACGAAACCTTAGGCGGGTTATTCTCAGCATTATCTAAAGTGGCCATACCCTTTTCCTTTTTGACCCGTGCAATCTCCTCATCAATAGCTTCCTCCGGAGCATCACCCATCCGGTCACGAACGGCCGCTTCAGTAGACATCGCACCAGCCCTCAAGTTCACCTCTCTGATCTCCGCTTTCTCGGAAGGATCAACCGGCACACCATCACCCCACTCAACCTGTAAGTCTTCAGCTGGCTCTTGTCCAGCCAGTTGCAACGCAATATTTAATGAACGCTTAATCGACATATCGTATTGGCGTCGTTTGCGATTACGTTTAGCCAATGCTCTCAGCATCCTGTATCGCAAGGCCCTGCCAGATTCAGCTGTTCCCTGCTTATCAAGACCAAACGCTGCCATAGGTATCTCAGCTCCAATCGACATCTTATTCATCAAGTCATCCATTTCTTTAAACGAATCCTCAAGTTTACCGTCCCAGGTAATATACTCAGGCTTAGCGCTTTCCGGCCTTGATCCCATGCTGCCAAGCTCGAATACACCTCCTCGATAAGTTGTTTTTAGGCTTTTTACAAACTCGCCACGTCGGTTGATAGTCCCAGGTGTCACGGCCATAGCCGGAGCTGCGTGCTGTTGCAACACATTAGCAATCTGAGCCAACCGGTTGTTCATCTCCTCCAGAATAGGCGATATTGTCATGTAATCCGATTCACCAAAATACTCGTCAACCTCACGCTCGTTTGGTGTATGTATAATCAAAAAGTCATCAACACCCGTATCCTCTGTGGGTAACACATCCTTGAACGTGTCAATGGTATCTAGACCGACTTCTGTGACTTCCAACTCGTCAGCCAAGTCCACAACGTCGATAACCTGCTTATTACTCCCTTTCTCATTGATTTCGTAGAGTTTATTTTCGATATAACCTTGTGTATGTTTTTCTTCGCGGACATATTTTTTAATGTTATCGCCGCTGCCAACAGTGACAACCCATAACAAACGGCGAGATATAGTTTTCCTGACATTACTTGGATCAAGCTCAGGAAAATACATACGAGGGCTAATAGGTTCGATGAACACTGACTTATCGTCATCACGACGAATCTTGTCTACTGCATCACCGTAACACGAATTAGACTTGGCCGATTCGTGACGAGATACAATAAAATCGTCTTGGTCGTTATATTTCTGGTGGGCGTTAAGAATGTCATCAATGGTTTCCTGCTGGGTTCCCGAAGTAACCTTGATACCCTCGTCAAAAAGCAAATCAGCAAAGTATTTGCTTATTACTGACGGGAAAGGCTGGGCCACATAGATCAACTTGTCACGATTACCCATAAAATCGCCTATTTCGTCTTTAATATCATAGGCTAGTGCATGCAGGTTTTGGCGAAGCTGTTTATA